ACAGACGAAGAAATGGACATATTTTTAGAAGAAAAGTATGGAATGCTTCCAGAAGAACCGCCAGTAAATGATTCTGATCGCGGCAGTAATATTATAAAATTTAAACCCAGAGGAAATAAGACTTATCATTAATTGTATATTCCTTCCCTCCCCATATACTCTTTTATTATATACTATTTCTGTGAGTTTGTAAACAAGTTTTTTCACAACTAAGAGCTAAAAAAATATATTTACATTTGCATAAAAATGTTGTATAATATATTATGAAAGGTGGTAAAATGGCCCGTAAAAAAAGTATTCATTACGTGAATAATAGTGATTTTTCTACTGCAGTAGTTACATACGTAGAGAAAGTCGAAAACGCTAAGAAAAATGAAACGACAGTACCTAAAGTACCAGACTATATAGCAACTTGTTTTTTAAGAATAGCCGAAGGTTTATCACATAAAGCGAACTTTATAAGATATACGTATCGTGAAGAGATGGTTATGGATGCAGTTGAAAACTGTTTGAAGGCTATCAGTAACTATAACTTAGAAGCTGCCACTAGGACTGGTAAACCAAACGCATTCGCGTACTTTACGCAAATAACTTGGTATGCTTTTCTACGTAGGATAACAAAAGAAAAGAAACAACAAGAAATTAAATTAAAATATCTTACAAAAGCTGGTATTGAGAACTTCGTCGATAATGATCTAGAAGGTGGTGGAGTTGGCGAGCAAGTATCAACGCACTTTGTAGATACCTTAAGAGACAGAATAGAAAGAGTTCGAACTTCTGATAAAGAAATGAAAGAGTTTGTTAAAATAGAAAAGAAAAAAAGAAGAAGTAAAACAGCCGATTCAGACTTAAGCGAGTTTATGCAATGAAGATAGCGATACTTAACGATACGCACTGTGGTATTCGTAACTCTTCAGAAATATTTTTAGATAATGCAGAAAAATTTTATACCGAAGTGTTCTTTCCAGAGTGCGAAAGACAAGGAATAAAACACATATTACATCTTGGAGACTATTACGATCATCGTAAGTTTGTAAACTTTAAAGCGTTAAATCATAATAGAAGAGTCTTTTTAGATAGACTTAGAAAACGTGGAATGACTATGGATATTATTCCCGGGAATCATGACACGTATTACAAGAACACTAATGAGTTAAATGGTTTAAAAGAATGCTTAGGTCACTACATGAATGAAGTCCATATCGTAATGGAACCAAAAGTGTTAAAATACGGTTCTTTGAATATAGGACTAGTACCTTGGATATGTCAAGACAACTATCAGCAGTCTATGAACTTTATACAAGATTGTAAGGCTGATTGGATAGGCGCTCATCTTGAACTTAAAGGTTTTGAAATGATGAGAGGTTTGACTAATACTCACGGTATGAGCCCAGATATTTTTAAAAGGTTTGAACTAGTTTTAACTGGCCATTATCACGTAGGTTCTAAAAAAGATAATATCTGGTATCTTGGTTCGCAAATGGAGTTCTTTTGGTCAGACGCGCATGATCCAAAATTCTTTCATATACTCGACACCGAAACAAGACACATAGAAAAAATAAAAAATAATAACACTTTATTTGAAAAAATCGTTTACAATGACAAAGAAATAGATTATAATAGTTATAATAGAAATTTATCTAAAAAATTCGTAAAGGTCGTAGTTGCAGAAAAGACCGATCCTTTCACATTTGATAGGTTTATAGACAACATACAGAACCAAGACATATACGAGCTAAAGATAGCAGAAAATTTTAACGAGTTTATGGGTGCAAATGTCGAAGATGAAGATATGAACTTCGAAGACACTACAGAAATTGTTGATACATATATCGATGCAGTAGATACCGATTTAGATAAAGATAAGATAAAAGTTCAGATGCGTGAACTTATGACTGAAGCGCAAACCTTAGAGATAGCATGATTACATTTAAAAGCATTAAGTACAAGAACTTCTTGTCGTCTGGAAACAGCTTTACCGAAATTAATTTAAATAAGTACAAGTCTACTTTAGTGGTAGGCCATAACGGTGCTGGTAAGTCGACTATGCTTGATGCCTTGTCATTCTCTTTGTTTGGTAAACCGCATCGTAAGATAATGAAGAGCCAACTTGTTAATTCTATTAATCAAAAACAATGTGTGGTAGAAGTAGAATTCTATATTGGTAAAGCTTATTTTAAAATTATACGTGGCATAAAACCAACCATATTTGAGATATGGAAAGATGGCACTATGATTAATCAGTCATCTCACGCTAACGAATACCAAAAGATACTCGAACAAAATATCTTGAAACTTAACCACAAGAGTTTCCATCAGGTTGTTGTGTTAGGTTCTTCATCATTTATTCCTTTTATGCAACTTAACGCTGGACATCGTAGAGATGTTATCGAAGATCTTCTGGACATTAATATTTTTTCTAAAATGAACGTAATATTAAGGGAAAAGAACTCTGTCTTAAAAGATAAGTTGACAATTATAAACAAAGACATCGAGATAAACACCACTAAGATAGAACAGCAGACGAAGTACATAAGAGATATTGCGGCATTAACTGAAGAGAATAAAAAGAAGTATCAGAAGCAAGTTAAGACAGCAGAAGAAAAGATACTTAAACTACAAAATGAAAACTCTGAGCTATCTCGCGAGCTAGAAGATAACGATACAGATAACGAGTACAAAAAACTACAAGATAAGAAGAACAATATAATATCTCAGACGGCAGAAGTAAAGCAACAGATGAAAACTGTAGCTAAGAGAGGAATGTTCTTAGAAGAGAACGACACGTGTCCTACTTGTGAACAAGATATAACTAATAAAGACATACTTTTAAGTAGAGTTAAAAATGAAGCTTATCAGTTACAAACAACTTTAAATATGATTACTGGTACAGAACAGCAGTTACAAAATGAGATCAACGATTTAGAACAGATCATGAATCATATTAGAGAAAAAACTAGTACTATAAATGCTAATAATAGAGAAATAACTTCTTTAAATCAAAGCAACGCAGACTTAAAAAAGTATTTAGAAGAAGAAGTTACTGCTGACTTATCTCAAGCTCGAAAAGATCTTTATTCTATGAAAGATTTAAAAGAAAGTTTTTTCGAAGAAAAACTAAAAGTAAATGAGCAATTTGGTTATAATAGTGTTATTGCAGAAATGTTAAAAGATACTGGAATAAAAACTAAAATCATAAAGCAATACTTACCAGCAATTAATAAACTTGTTAATCAATACTTGCAAGTCTTAGATTTCTTTGTACACTTTAATCTAGATGAAAATTTTAGTGAAACTATTCGATCTAGACATCGAGACGATTTTACTTATGACTCATTTAGCGAAGGTGAAAAACAAAGAATAGATTTATCTTTATTATTTACTTGGCGTCAAATAGCAAAGATGAAAAATTCAGTAGCTACTAATCTGTTAATACTGGATGAAACTTTTGATTCGTCTCTAGACCATGATGGTATTGAGAACTTATTAAAGATATTATATACTTTAGATGCAGACACTAATACTTTTATAATATCGCATAAGGGAGATATACTCGATGGAAAGTTTCAATCAAAATTAGAATTTACAAAAGAAAAGAATTTCTCTAAGATGAAAATTTAAATGTTTACTTTTGTGAAAAAGTATGTTATAATAATAACAATTAATCAATACAAGGAAGGTATATTATGCAACTAAGTGAAAGTACTGTAGATGTTCTTAGGAACTTTTCCGGCATCAATCAAAATCTCTTGATTAGATCCGGTTCAACTATTAAAACTATCAGTGAAGCTAAAAACGTAGTAGCGACAGCTGATATCGCCGAAAATTTCGAAAAAGATTTTGGCATATATGATTTAAATGAATTTATTGGTGTTATGGGTTTAGTCAATAATCCAGACTTAAAATTTGAAGATGACTTTGTTATCGTTCAAGATGAAAGTGGTAGGTCGAAAGTTAAATACTTTTATGCCGCTGAAGAAACAGTCACGACACCTACAAAAGACGTAACGATGCCAGAACCAGACGTTAAGTTTACTTTAGATAACGATACTTTAAATAAACTTAAGAAAGCTGCTTCTACGTTAGGTCACGACGAATTATCAATATCAGCAAAAGATGGAGTGTTAAGTCTTTCGATTGTGGAAAATCAAAATGCAACTTCAAATGCATTTTCTATTGATATAGACGGTGAGTTTAAACAGGACGCTGTTTTTAATTTCATCATTAAAATTTCTAATCTTAAAATCCTAGCTGGTGATTATGATGTAGAAATATCCTCTAGATTAATAACGCAATTCAAACACAAAGAGGTAGGTGTAAGATATTGGATTGCACTTGAAAAAACTTCAACCTACGGAGCATGACATGTCAGAAAATTTGAAGCAATTAAAAGACCTTAGTAATAAGGCAGCTAGGAGCACAGTAGCAGTCATTGATGCTGTAACTCAAAGAGGTGGTTTTAAAGGCGAAGAACTTACAACCATTGGTGGTCTAAGAGATCAGTGTGTACAGATCATTCAGCTATCAGAGCAAATTCAGCAAGAAGATGCTATGGCTGATACTAGTACTCAAACTGAAAATGAGACTAAATCTAAAAAATAATTTACGTAATGATTATTGATTTTATTATTTTGTTATGGAGAATACGTAAATGTCAAATGAATTTCTATGGGTTGAAAAATATCGACCTACTAAAATAGAAGATACTATTTTACCTGAGTCTTTAAAAAAGACCTTCCAAAAGATAGTAACCGGTGGTGAACTCCCTAATATGTTATTCACTGGTACTGCTGGCTTAGGTAAGACTACCGTAGCTCGAGCTCTATGTAATGAGCTCGACTGCGACTACATCTTAATTAATGGTTCTGAAGAAGGTAACATCGACACGTTAAGAACCAAAATAAAACAGTTTGCTTCATCAGTTTCTTTACAAGGTGGCTATAAAGTAGTTATCCTTGATGAGGCAGATTATCTTAATCCACAATCTACTCAACCAGCTCTTCGCGGTTTTATAGAAGAGTTTTCTAATAATTGTAGATTTATTTTAACCTGTAATTTTAAGAATCGTATTATTGAACCACTTCATTCCAGATGTGGCGTATATGAGTTTAATACTTCGAAGAAAGATATGGTAGATCTTTGCCAAAATTTTATGGCAAGGTGTCAACTTATACTCTCAAACGAACAAATCAAGTATGATGATAAAGCTATAGCTGAACTTATCATGAAGTTTGCTCCTGATTGGCGAAGAGTATTAAATGAGTTACAAAGGTATTCAATCAATGGTATGGTTGATAGTGGAATACTTACTAACATCAAAGATAAAAACTACGACGATCTTTTCTCTCATTTAAAAAATAAAGATTTTAAAAAGATGAGAAATTGGGTAGTAAATAATATAGATACAGATGCAAGCGCAATTTTTAGAGCCATGTACGATAGAATGAGTGATAAGGTTGCGCCTCAATCAATACCACAACTGGTGCTTATTCTTGCAGACTATCAATATAAAAACGCATTTGTCGCCGATCACGAACTTAACGTGGTGGCATGTTTAACGGAGGTAATGTCAGATGTTCAATTCAATTAGTTTAACTTTATATACAC